GCTCGATCGTTTTGCGCGGATCGGATTCAGTCTCCAACAAGTCGGCAGCGCGCGCATCAACAAATCCCCAATATTGCGCAAGCCCCTCAACGACGTTGACGAGCGTGCTATCGGGCGAGCGCGGCCATGCTTGACCATGCGGCAGTAGCTCAAGCATGCCTTGAGCGTAATCGTCGCCGCTGCGGCGCACATGTTGGTCGGCCATTTTCTATCCATAGGTGACATCTCCGAGCACGGGCATGTAACCGTTGCTCGGCATGGCAACATCGCTGGCGATCAGGTCATACGCATTGACGCCGGGCGCGCTCATGATGGCTTCATCGAGCCATGCCCGATACCACGTCTGCCCAGGCTTCGAGCGCACCAGGAATTGGTTCAGCAAACTGGTGACGATGGCGTCATGCACCGCTTGATTATCGGCATCCAGATACGCGATGCGCGCATTGACCGGATAGGGGATCGGGCAGACGACAAACATGTCTTTGACAGTGACCGGCCGCACCTTGTTGATGTAGGCGGCGACCGTATCGACATCGTCCGGCAACGGAAACCCGCCATTGCCGGCGCGCAAGTCGTCCATCATGAAGCGCAACGTCATCGTGCCGATTCCCATCTCTTGCGGGAACGGCCACGCCCGCGTGACCCCAGGAACCGCGAGCGCCCATTCAACGTAATCGGTCGCATCGCCGCCCATTGGCGGCTCGCGAATGCGCAGCAACACCCGCGAACGTAATTCGTCATCCGTCTCGGTGTCGGTGCCGCCGCTCATCGTGATGACGGTCGCGGTCGGATCAATGCCAACCGCCGCATTCACGCCCATTGTCGCGCCGGGATCGAGATTGCCTGCGGCGCCGGGATCGATCGCGCGCGTCGGGACGGGCACAGGCGCCGAGCCTGATGTCACCGTCACTTGCTGCGTTGTCTCGTAGTAGACTGTGCCGACGTTCAGCGATGTTCCGGCCGGAATGACGGCCCAAATATTTCCGCTCATGTTGACGATGCCGCTGGCCAGCGTCGCCACCTTGCGGCCGATCGAGCCGTCGTCATTCACCAGCCATATGTTGGCGTGCCGGTCTAAAAAAATCGTTTCGGCCGTATCAGGAAGCAACTGCAAAGCTAACCAATCAATATACTGAAGTGTGAGATGACACGTGGCGCCGGTCACGTCGGACACGACGCGCAAGACGCTGTTGGGCACGGCCGCGTCCGCGCCCGGGAGAATGGCGTTGACGTTGTCGCGCACAAGGCTGCGCACTTGGCGCAAAGTCGGAGTCTGCCAGGGCATGGGATTGTTTACCGGGTAGCGGTGTTGACGAATTCGTCCCAGAGAATCGCATAACGCAATTCGACGGCTGGCGTATTCCCGCGATAGACGACAATCAAAGCATCGATTTGTTGCACATCGGCGCGCACGACGTTCACCGTGTAGGTCGTGGCGATACGGTTATCCACGAATGGCTGCACGCAGGCGAAGATGTAATGCTTGATCCGCGCGACGGTCGCCCCGCGCAAGGCGTTCGGGCTTTCGATCGCCGCACGCCGCATCAACCACAGCTTCGAGCCGATCGGCCAACCGTTCCAGATCGGGCCCGCGTCGAAGTCGCCCCACCAGCCCTCGCGGTCGCTGGAGTCGGGATCAGGAAGCTGATCGTCGGTCGAAGCGAGCCCATCGGTGCCGAGCGCGACGCACAGTGCGGTGGCGAGCGCTTGCGTATCGTCTAGCCGGCCGTCATCGAGCAACCGCCAATCCAGGGTGACCGAGTATTTCGGAAAGTAGAGATTCTGGACAAGCCGAATGTCCGGGCACGGGCTCGGCGCCGGCACATCCCAACGTCTGGCGGGAACTGGTGGCATGAGCGATCAGCCAACCTTGCCCAAGCCGTTTTTCATCGGGCCCTTGAGCGTGACGATTTTTGCGAAGCTGGCCTTGCCCTTCAACGCGCCGACATAAACATTCTTGTCCGTGTTCACTTCGTAGTAGCCGTTGCCGTCGTCCAGATAGTGCCGGACGTTGGTGCCGCTCGACGCCGCTTCGTCCTTGGTCAGATGCATGAAGCGCTTGGACTGCTGATTTTTGTCCTTCAGCGATTTCTGCCCCATACGCTTGCCGCCGCCGTAACTGCCGAAGGCATTGGTCCCCTCCGTGGCGCTGCCGGTACCACCGGAGTCATACAGTGTCGGCACTCCGCGCATCGGCTTGACCAGCGGCTGCATCAGGTCCTTGATAATGCCGAGACGCAACGCCTCCCGCGCCGCTTCATGCGCGCGCCCGCCAGCTTGCTGCGCCTTCTGCTGATTCTGATAGCTCTTGCTGTTCATATCCTGCTCGGTCTGCTCATCGAGCAGCGCCATTCGCATGGTCTTATCCATCGGCAGGCTGTGGAATATTCCTTCCGCAGCCATCTGGATTTGTTGCTTCCGGCCCTGTGTCGAGAACATCGAGTTGTCGCCAGGATCAAGCCCCATGAGACGGTGGCGACGATCATCCATGTTACCGGCGATTGGATACGAGCGGCTACCACCGATGAAGTTCTGCACGACTTCCGCGCATTGCTGGATTTTGCCCAAGATATCCTTGACTGCCGGTAGACAAATCGAGCTTGAGCCGTAGTTCTGCGGTGCCTCGATCCCCTCGCGCGACTCGCCATTCATGAAGTTGCCCGCCATGCTCTGCATGAGCGTGGTGTCGTTGATTGTATCGACGCTTGAGCGCGCGCCGCCGCCGATGTAGCCGCGAAATGATGTGGCTTGGCCTGTTGCTCGATGTACCATGGTTCTAATCCTCAAGGCGGTGGGATTGGTGTTTCTGGCAAGTTGTGCGGCGCCAAGGCTTGCAGCGCCTGAATATCGCTGCTCGTGCCGGTTATCGCGGCGCGAACATCCGCGAGGCTGACCGTCGCCTGCTTGGGCTTCGCTTGCGGTGGAACGTCTGCCGTCGAAAGCGGATTGCCGACGTTGATTTGCGTGTCGTCGTTGAGTGCGGCCGGGTTCACGCATTCAAGCACGGTTTCCGTGCCGTTCTCGCTGTCCTGCGTCCACGTGCAGGTTTTGATTTTCATCACTTCATTCAACGGAACGCTCGGCGAATACACAGCAACATTCTGGCCAGCATGCCAAAGCCCGTATGCGCTGAACCATCCATACACCGTGATCAGCGCCGTCTTCTTCGTGCCATCCGTCCACTTGGCTTCGAAGTCGGCGCGCGTCTGAAGTTCATCCTGGCCGCGAACCGGTTCCTCGACCGGGATGACGCAATTGGCCGCGATACAGCTTTGACCGCTGGCATGGGCCACCATTTCATTGGCGTCGGGACCATTTTTCTGGTCGTCGCCGGACGTCTGACCGAGCACTTCGATATCGCCCCACTGGTCCTCGATCGAAATGACCGCCTGCATCTTTTTGATGTTGACGCCTTCGGCCAAGGTATCGACCGCCGAGCCCCAAGTATGATCGAAGATCAGCAACGCTTCGCCCGCCGCATTGGAGCCGAGAATCGCCGAGCGTTGACGCGCCAGCTTTTCCAAAAACTCCCAAATGTTTCCGCCCGGCGGCGCCTGCAATTTATCGAATGGTCGCGAGTCAGGAGCGCCAACGGCCCGCACTGTCACCCCGAGCGGGCCGATCAGCGTATTGGCGACCTTCATGATGTCGAAGCCGTCCATTTTGGCCTGTTCGGTCTTGATGTGCGACTTGAACGGCCAGAACGTTGCCGACTTGCCGATCAGCAATACCTGATGGCGCTCTTTGTCATAGGCGACTTGGCGCTGCGTGACGTAGCCAGCGATCGCAGGCGAACCGCCTAGCGTCAGTACGAGCTTGTCACAGACATAGACCGGGATATCTGGAATCGGCTGCGTCCCGAATATGCCTGCCTGTATGTCTGCCAGGGTAATCGCCGCGCTGAGCGGGATCGGCTTGCGTTCAGCGGTGGTGAAACGAAAAAACGAAAACGATTCGTTCCAGCGTTCTTGCGCCCACACTGTTTCCCATTCTCGATAGTTAATGCCGTTGACGGCAAGTTGCGCAATTTCCGAAGACTTGAATTGGGTGGGCGGCATGTGACTTCACGCGGATAACGCTACGCCCGTGGCCGGGCAAAACAGCGGATGCACGATTTTGTTTTCCGCTCTGATCTCGTCGGCGCGGCTGGCATCGGCATACAGCCGTTGCGCGATCACC